AACTTTCATTATTTCATAATACATTATATATCTATCAATAATTTTATATGAAATTTCCGGTTCTTTTAAAGAAAAAACTATTATAGCCTGATCAACATTTACAACCGGTGGTCTTAAAATTTCATTTTTTCTTTCAAAAACTTCTACTATATATGCAGTAGAATCTTCAAAAATTTCAATTTTTACATTATCACCAACCATTGGAGAAAATTTATGTTTTCTAAAAACTCCCCTAGCCTTTGACATATATCTTCCAGTTTCAGTTTTTACATAATATAAATATAAAATGAGATAAAGTTTTTATGCGATATTTTCTGAGTTCTTTGTTGTTTTTATCAATTGATTTTAGCCTATTATAGCATTCTTTTAACATTTCATAGTTGTATGTTTTGTCGGCTGCGCGCAGAGCTAAAATTAAAGTATTAACAGAAGGCGAGGCTTTAAAAAAACAATTAAAATTACTTAATCTTTAGAAGCTGAGTCTTCAGTCTTCGATGACTCTTCACTGTCAGTCGGCTTGCTTGCCTGGTCCTTCTTGACCTTACAGTACATCACTGTCTCATCTGATGTGATGAGTGGTGTGTATGCTCTAGTGTTGTACACGATGTCATCGATCAGTGACTCCAGATAGGTCTGTTCATCAGCGTCTGATAGATCGGATAGGTCAACGCCTCTCGCATCTAACAATCTACTCAAGAACTCTGGTGTATGATAGCCCTTCTGAAAGTCATAGTTGTACCAAGAATCATAGTCTTCTATAGGATTGTATGGGTTATCTGTCGTTGACAACCAAACTTCCATAAAATGTGCTCCTATCTAATATGATTAAAAACAAATATATTCGAGAAATAGTACAAAAAATGAATGTTATAATGACGAACCACTATCTAGAAATATATTTTTGTACCGTTGATGGTGAAACCCCAACTCGATCCGCTATCTCAGCAAGAGAATAGCCATTCGAATTCATGCTATTAATCAACGATTGTTTTGATGCCGGTATAGTACGGTCATCTCTAGGGGTAGCATGTTTCTTTAAAATATCCAAATCTATATTTTCGACAATTTGATGTAGCTCATTACCAGAAAATGCATTTGCCATTATAGCTTCCCACTCTTTTGGAGTCAAATCAATATTACGGTCTCGCTTAGAAATAGATCCTACTTCGGCACGAGCTTGATTTAATAATTGATTACGCAATTTAGATTTCTGGTCTTTCGTCATTTTTGCATCTGTATTTTTTAGCTTTTCATATAAACGAACATTAGATTTAAGCATTGCCTGACGTTCCAAAGGACGATTTGATAAAATAGCACCTATCTTGTTACGAACAGAAATAATCTCATTAGCATAAATTTCTTTAGCAGAATTTGATCGCTTCTCTGGTTTTAAAATAACCGCACTTTTTCGAGCTTGATTAGCCAATTGCTTAAGAGTATTTGCATGTGTTGCATAAATAGCTTCCATTCGTGTTCCAGAAGATAACGTAAATGCATCATCGGTGTTAGCCATCTTAGTAATCGTTTGCTGATATTTAACTTCTTTACCTTTGTTGTTAATATATGTACGATTTGTCGTACGATATTTTTTAGAGCCATCGGGATTTATAGTATCATCAGATAAGAACCATTCCTTACGTTCATCAACATTTTTCATACCCTTGGCTTTAGAAATAAGAGTACTTGCTCCGGCATTTTCTCTACCTTGGTATTTTTTCTTCAATGCTCTAATATCATTATCGATTTCAGATTGCTTCCAATTAAGTTGGTGTTTTTCTGCATCAATAACAACCATCGAGTGTCGAGCAGCTCTAGCTAATTCTTTTTCATCAGCTCCGTGAAGTGTCATGTCACTAATAAGATTTGACACTTGCCCCATTTGGATACCTTTATTAAATCCATCGCCACCATTTTTACGAGGAACACCAACTTCGGGCATTCCTTCATATTTGGCGTACTGAATTTTTGGTTCAAAATCTTTCAAACCAGGTAAAGGATTTGAAGTTTTAATCTTCTGATTCTTTGTTGGAATAACAGTTACAGTATCACCATCAAAATCAGCTCCTGATAAACGTTCCGCAACAGAAGCATTTATACCAACTGCATCGGCAGCATTGAAAATAAGTCTTCGAGCATCTTTTTGCTTGTTGTTAACAATAAGCCGTGGAATCTCAAATGTTCCAGCATGAGGATAACGAATAAGAACTACTTCTTCACCATTCTGATATTTTGGTGCATAGATTTCGTTAGGCTTCATGTTTGGAATTGGTAAAATAACATGTGTTGATTGTCTTGGTAAAGCGGCTGCTTTTAAATCAACAGCATCTTTATCACATCCATCAGCAAATGAAACCAATAACTTTCGACGAATAGTAGGATTTGCTATTCGCATAATATCATTGTACTCGTCTTTGCGTTGATCAGCAATTATGCCCAACTGTCGTTTGGCTAGTTGTGGACTCTGTTTAGATAACACTTGAGAAGATAACGTCTTAGACCATTCATTCCAATCACCTTCTTCGTTTACAATATTAATTGCACCTTTTTGCCCATTAGCTTTAATGGCAGCCCCGAATGGATTATCGGGATCATTTTTCATAGGCTTCAATACAGTATTATCTTTAGGACCAAGCATCGGTGTTCCTTTTGGTTTATTAGTGTTAAAGATAACATCATAACCATCAGGAATATGATCTGTGTACATTGCCATGCCTTTTAAATAATGAGTTCCGTCAACAGCAATACGAACTTGTGCATATCGTGACGCTCCTAAATCCAAATCTTTAACGTTTCGACGTAACTCAATAACACCATCCTTTTGGATGCCACCTTCTTCAGCATATCGAATAAGAACTCTATTTTTATCGATACTTTGAATTGGGTCTAGACCATATTTGGTTTTACCAGTCTCGTGTTCAATATAACCCATCGGTAAAGAAATCTTGTCTTTGTTCTGAGCTGCTAAAGCAAATGCTTTACGAGAAATATCACTATCACTAGTTCCTTCAGGTCGTTTCATTAAAACCTTGACGGTTGTATTTTTTCCAGTACCCAATTGCTCTACTGGAATATTGGTAATGATATAACCATCATCTTCTAATTTTTTGATAGCTGTATTCATTTTTGTTGAACTAACACCGATGGTAGTTTCAACACCAAGGCCAACATCAATATAACCTTTCTCGTCAACACTCTTCTTAAGAATATCGGCGGTCTTAGAAATAGCTTCCAGTTTATCTTGGCGCATTGGATTTAATAAAGAACGAGCTGATGACTCATTAGGAAGTCCTAATTTATCAGCAATAGCTTGGTAACTCATTCCTTTGTTACGTAATTTAATACCTTCATAGTAATTACGTTTCTTAGCTTCATTTTTAGCAATAGAAATACGAGAGCGAAGCTCTGTTGTTGACATATTATGCTGTTTAGCAATATCAACTTCACTAACTCCCTTCTTCTGAAGCTCAGTTACAGATTTTAAAAATGTGTCTTGCTGGGATTGATATGGATCTTCACCAGAACCCCATGGATAACGACCAGAACGTCGTGGCATACCATAATGCTTCAAAACATCATCCATAGCAATACTCATCCTTTCATGTAATCTTCAATAATTCTATCACTACTAATAATAATTTTAGTAATGTTGGAAATAGTCGATCGTAAATCGATCTCATTATCTTCGGTATCCAAATAAAGGATCTCACCATTCTGATAAATACGAAGCTCTATTCTCAAATCTGATAAATTTATGTTTAACTCTTTACCATACTCAAGAAGAAATAACGCAGCATAAACTTCTAACTGATCCATGTGAACTGGAGAAACACCAGTCTTTAAATCAGAAATACGTAATGTGTTTGTTCTCTCATCGTATCTAATGGCATCAGTGGTTCCGAAACAATTATCGCTATAATATAACAATACTTCTGGATCCATCAAAAATCCAATAGCATCGTTTACATAATTAGCAAGATTGTCAAACATACGATCGATGTCAAAAAACTTGTTTGAATATCCTTTTTGGTTCAATAAATAATTAACCCACTTTTTATCTTTTGGTCCATGGGATAATTTCATCTTGTTGTTGATTAGTGAAGCTGCAATATCATGTAAAGCAGTCCCAATCTCTTGTGCTTTAGAGTTAGCATATGATTCCAACAATCTGTTTTCGTCATAATTTAACCAACGATAAACACTAGCACCAAGAAATGCATGCTTACCGTTTAGATTTAAATGCTGATTGTAAATCATTGAATATCTCCTTCTCGTTCTCGGGATAAATGAATGCAGCGTAAGACATACTATTCATCTTCTCTACATATAAATCCTGATTTGGTTGATGACTTGCGTCTTCTGAACGTTTGCATTCAAGAGCAGCCCATTTATCATTATGTAAAATCATGAGATCTGGGATTCCTTGAATATAGTTTGCATCATTCTTTAACACCATGCAACCCGGAAATTGCTTTTCCAATTTTTTAATCAGTCTACGTTGGTAAGTATTTTCCCGCATAAAGTACCTCCACACAAAAATAAAAGAGAAGTTGCGTTCAAATAACGCTTATTCTATCCTTCTCTTCTATTATATGCGATGTTTTCTACGCGAATGAAAAATTAATCAAAATGTATGTTTTGTTTACGTAAGAATGTAGACTCATTGAATTTTTTCTTCCGAATAAGGGTATTGCGAATACTTCGATCAATTGGAGAGTCACTTACTAAATGGTAATAGTATAAATGTTCATATGGTGTATTAAGACGATTTATACGACCAGCAGCTTGTGGCATGATTTTATAT